CTGTATGCCCACCCATACCCGCATTCTTCCAGCCCGGCAAGGAACGATGTAAAATCATATCCGCTGTTCGAGGATAAAACGCCGGGGACGTTTTCCCATATAATCCAGCGGGGGCGGTATGTTTCCACAATTCCCAAATAGGCATACATGAGAGCGCCTCGCTCGTCAGCGGTTCCGCCTCGCTTTCCGGCAATACTGAAAGACTGGCAAGGTGTTCCTCCGACCAGAATGTCAAATTGCCGCGCGTGCCATTTTTCATATTGTGTTATGTCTCCATAATTTTTTACGTTCGGGTATTTTTGCTTCAACAATTCGCAAGGGAAAGGTTCAATTTCTGAAAAGCCGATAGGCCTAAAACCTAACGGCTCCCATGCAACGCTTACCGCTTCTATACCGGAGCAGACAGATAGGTATGTCATTTAATAACTTCCATCACAAGGACTAAATCCGCATTCCTCACACCAGATAGGAGATGTAAAACAGCTAAAAAAAGCTTTTCCATCAACTGTAGGGCATCCGCATTTTTTACATAGCCCATTTATAGTATCAAAATATAAATTTCGTCCTTGCTCTGCTTTGCAATGGCTATACCGCCATATATCAGGATCAAAGGTTATACCGTGTATATTGGTCATGTTGTTTTTACGTCTCCAAAATTGTATTTCTCACCACAAAAAGGACAGAAAGAAAAAACGACACTGTCTGTCGTTTTGTTTTTGTAAAACTCACCTGTTTTAGTCTTCTTGCGAAAGCTATAACTTCCAGTCATAAATGTCTGAATCTGATTATTATTACCAATACAAAACGAAACCCCATTCATTTTCGCTTCATTATCTCCGCAATTCTCTTGTAAAAGTTCTATAATTTTTTCAACGCAATCGCACATTTACTCCTCCACCAATTCCCCGCAGGGGCTGCCGTCGTCGGCAAAGACATAATGTTCCAACAGAAAAGAAAAAGGCTCCCAGTATTCGTGGCCAATAATAGTGAATTTTTTTGATTTTAAAGCTCCAATTAAAAAATATCCTTGGGTTGTTTTTGATTTTATCCCCCCGCCGTGTTTCCTTATTGCTTCCATCGCTTTTTCAATGCTTTCAAACGGCTTGTATTTCGGTTCGGCGGGCTGTTCGATAAGGTAGGCGTAATTATATGTATAAAATCCATCTGAAAACTGAATATCGCCGCAGCCTTCGCCGCAGCCGTATAGGCCGGTGAATTTTCGTACAACATCTACCGTGTCTCCTGTTTCTACTTCCTCGCATAAAACCTTTACCGTATCAGCAAAAACACACTTACTCCCGATGGGTAATTCATCCGCATTAAGCGCGGTGTATACTCTCGATTTGTCAAATTTCATGATTTATTTCTCCTCATTCTTGTAGTGCTTTTCAATACGGTTGAATACGTCTTGCGCAGTTAAAAACCCAAGCACGTCATCGTCGTCTTCATCCTGTATTTCCTTTTCAGTCATAAGCCCTCGTATCTCAAGTAAATCCTTCCGGCACCCATAGCTAAAGTCATGCTCGATGGCAGAGCATACCACGCCATCAGAGCATGGATACACGATATGAAAACCGCCGTGCAGTTCGCTAAAATCAAAAGGTATAGCTGCTTTTTCAAGCATGCCTTTTAGTTTGAAAATTTCATTGTATTTTTGTTTGCTTACCATTTTTCCTTCCTTCATCTCTAAATCGCTTCCGCTTCCCGCAGCTTCGGTCTGTAACTTTCCCAGTCGAAATTGAACGACTTGCCCTTTTCTTTTAGCCGATCAATTACAGAGCTATCAAGCATTTCTTTTACCCACTCGTAATTACAATTACCCGCAAGCCAGAGCGGGCGATTGCGTTCGTGCCGTTCACGACAAATAAGCGATAGGCAGTTGCTTTTCGAATCTTCGTTCTTTCCTTTCTCGATTTCGTCGATAACAAGAAACGGAATGGTACAGTAATGCATTATCATCTGGTATTCCGTTTTTTTTGCCGCGTAGCTGTTATACGTCGATCGAATTCTCAAGTCTAAGAATTGCCAGGTCGTATACTCCCCGTTATTTAAAACAACCGCCGCACTTGCAAGGTGGCTTTTGCCAGTGCCACTATTACCGTGCATCAGCACGAACGTATCGCGCGGATTTTTGGCAAGCTCATAAAGATCGTGAAGATATTTCGCTGCTTTTTCATTTTGCGGCTCATACGTGATAAAACTTTCGTTAAAATATTTGTCGCGGATGCCCATTGCTATGAGCTTTTTTATTCGCTGCTCTTCAAGCTTTTCTCGCCTTTTTTGTTCTTCACGCTCCTGTGCACACAAAGGGCATTTAGGCGGCTTTGTGGATCCTTCTAGGTGCATTACCTGCACATTTCCGTGCTTTTCACAGTGAAAGGTTTCCTCTCTGCCGCGAAAGTGCGGAATATAGTTTTTTGCTTGCTCTATTTCACATGTGCGCATAATTCCTCCTTGAGCTTAAAACGGCATCTCTTCTTGAGTGCCGGTTACATTGCAATCGAATCGCTTATTCTTTCCTTCCGGTGGGGAGCGGGTGTATTGCTGTTGCATTTGCAAAAATACCTGCGGATATTTTTCTCGCAGCTTTGAACCGGATATGATATTTGGACACCAGAAGTTCCCCGCCGTTTTAGCCCAACGGATTACTTTTTCAATGTCTTCATAGCTGCGTTTATCAATGCGACTGAGTTTTTCGATATCCCTCGCCCATTGCTCAATATGCTTTTGACTGGTAGTAAAGTGAGTATCTACCTGCCGGTGAAGATCATAGAGTAGGTGTGCTAAACGCTCCGCTTGTTCCGGAATTGTTTGTGTTTTTTTAACAGCTGAAGGCTTTACATCCCCGTCCGGTTCTTCCGGCGGGGATACTATTTCATCAACATTATCATTAACATCTACATCTACATCTACATCAAGGTTTTTGATATTTGCGTTGGGTTTTTGATATTCAAAAGGGGTTTTTGATATTTGCATGGGGTTTTCGATATTTACAGAGGGTTTTTGATATTCTTTATCAAAAATCTCTTTTTTGATATACGATATACTCGACTGCGCAATATCGTATTTTGCTGCAATCTCTTTTTGAGTCATCCCTGCTTGTAAATCTTCACAGACTGCCTGTTGTATTTCTTGCGGTATTTCAGGCCGTCCGCCTCTTTTCCCGTCTTCGGTGTTTTTTATACGGCGGGCTTTGGCATTGTCGATGGCTTCTTGTATTGGAAGCCATGCGCACGCCTCAAGCCCCGTAAAATCAGGCTCCGTACCATAAAGCCCATATTCAATAATCGCTTCATAAAACCTATAGCGCAATTCTTTATCTAATAGCTTTAATTGCTTTGCAAAGGTTTCATAAAAGATAAAACTCATCGACATCTTTAAGCTCCCTTAAATTTTATTGTTTACGCGTTAATTAACGCTGCTGCGCGGCGTGCTTGCTTTTCTTTTTCTTGCTGCCGAAATGTGAAGCGGTGAGACTTACAAAGTCTTTAAGCGTAAGCCGAGCATTTTTTAAAAGTAATTTTTACAAGGCAAGATCGTCTTGTATTTGTCCGCCTGCAAACTCAAATAGAGAAAGCTGCTGCCGGTGCTCGTTAAAACGCGCTTCTTGCGCTTGAAAGCAATCAGGATCAATCTCAATGCCTACAAAATCAAAACCCATATCATAGGCTGCGATACGGCTTGAACCTGAACCTAAATGTGTATCGAGTACACTGTATCCGGTCTTTGCAAAAATCATTAAAAGCCATTTATATAATTCAACAGGTTTTTGAGCAGGGTGTATCTTCCCTGAATATCGATTATCAAACCGAAACAATTTTGCAGGTTCATTAAAGTTAGTCCAAGCAATTTCAACAGCTGAAAAGTTTTTAAAAGGTTGTACTTTATCCCAAACTATAGGACAGCGGTAAGGCGACAGATCAAAATAATTACCGCCCCAGATAATTTGATACTTACTTATTCTAAAAAGTTCCTTCCAATATTCAGGTTTAGGTGGTTTATCCCAACGAGTTACATCATCAGCTTTTTTATTTAAAATACGATTTTTTAATTTTCCTCCTCCATGCGCAAAATTTTTTCCTGTCATATCTTCAATCCCATAAGGAGGATCTACAATAGCAAGATCAAATTGTTTATTGCTGCATTTTCTCATATAATCTATGCAGTCAATATTAAATGCTTCATTTTTCATACTATTTTATTTACGCAAAAAGCGCTAATCGCTCCTTATAAAGATTTTGATAGGAAGGATTTAATCTCTCCAAAAGCTTTTACTTATTACCTCAAGCTCCG